GCGATAAAGCAAAGAACTAAATACAATACAGTAGAGATACAACCTTGGTTTACTAATACCAGGGAGTTTTCTAGAGAAGCTATTGCGTATCAGCAAAGTGGAAGTAATGAGGATACTAGGTACTTTACATCAGCTCCTGCAGGTACTGGTGCTCATAAAGAGTACTGGGATGAGCAAGAAGAGAGGTGTCTAAACGGCTACACAGTAGGTGGAGTACGGATTACAGGACCTCACTACTTCTATTTAAACTTCTGTAGAATTAAAGTAACTGTAACAGAAGGTAAGATCGAACGAAAGATACTTACCTTTCCTAAGTTCTTAGATTTAGATTACTACTTCTTTAAGGAAGTGGAAATAGCTAGAGAGAACAGTCAAGGTGTTATAGTGGCCAAGTCTCGTCGTAAGGGTTTCTCCTTTAAGACAGGAGCTCTAGTAGCACACCAATATACGTTTAATCGTAACTCTATCTCACTGATAGGGGCATATTTACAGTCTTACTCTAAGGCTACAATGGATATGACATTGGAGATGCTTAACTTTAACAAGATGAAGACTGACTTCGGTATGGAGCGTCTTATAGATAAGAAGGATTATATTAAGTCTGGATTCACAGAGGATGGTGTAGATAAAGGAAAGAAGTCTGAAGTTATGACACTTACCTTTAAGGATAACTTCTCTGCAGCGATTGGTAAGACTGCGGATTTAATGTTATTTGAAGAAGCAGGTAAATGGCCAAACTTAATTGAATCGTATGCAGTTACAGCACCTGTATTCCGGGATGGTAGTATCATGACAGGAATGCCAATACTATTTGGAACTGGTGGTGATATGGAGCTTGGGTCTGCAGATTTCGCAGAGATGTTCTACAACCCAGAAACATACTGGTTGAGACCTTTCGAGAATATATATGATGAGGGATCATATGGTACAGCTTGTGGAATGTTTATTGATGATCATTGGTATAAGCCAGGAAAGGTACTGATACCAAAGGAATACGTAGATAAGCCTAATGCTAACGTGCCTTCGTATGAAGACGTAAAGAAGTTTCAAGAGAAGAATCCAGAGGATATGGTTGTAGTTGATGCGGTAGATGAGGATGGAAACTCACATCGATTAGCTGCAGCTATAGAACTAGACAGGGAAAGAGAGGTTAAGCGAAGAGGATCTAATAAGAAGAGTTGGGAAAAGTACGTAACTCAATTCCCTAAAAATCCAAGAGAGGCTTTTTTGCGTATTTCCGGCAACATCTTTCCTACAGCAGAGTTAAATGCGTGGTTGGGAGAGTTAGAGGTTTCTAAAAAAGCTACAGCAGCTTCAATGTTAGGGCATTTATACAGACAGAATCAGGAAGTAGTCTGGTCTCCAGACCCTACACTATTCCCTGTAGATAAGTTTCCACACAAAGGAGATGAAGATAATACAGGATGTATTGTTATATGGGAACATCCTTGGAAGAATGATAACGGAGAAATACCTTACGGTATGTATATAGCAGGAACCGATCCATACGATCAGGATAATTCCACTACAATGTCGTTAGGTTCTACGTTTATATATAAGACATTTACACAGTTCGATCAGACGTACAATATGGTGGTCGCAGAATACACAGGAAGGCCTGATAGAGCGGAGACACAGTACGAACAGATCAGATTGTTACTAGAGTATTATAATGCTCAAACGTTGTATGAGAACCAGCTTAAAGGGCTTAAGATATACTTCGAACAGAAGAAGTGTTTACACTTACTTAAACCTCAACCATCTATATTGTCAGATATTATTAAGAACTCTAAAGTGAATAGAGGGTATGGTATACATATGACAGCTGGTATTAAGGCTCAGGGTGAGATATACGTTAGGGATTGGTTATTAGAAGAAAGAGGAGATGGACCTAATGGAGAAAAGTTATTGAATTTACACACGATATTATCTATACCATTATTGCAAGAATTGATAGCTTACGATCCTAAACATGGTAACTTTGATAGGGCTGTATCTTTCATGTGTACGATATTACACTCACATGAGAATCATAAAATTCAAGTAGAAGAGTCTTTTAAGACCTCCTCACGCATGAACAGCGGTATCTTTAGTCCAGACAGGATTCTCTTCAAGAAAGGTAAGAGGCGTTAATATGTAAGCATATTGTTTGCTGATACAAAAAAAAAGTATATCTTTGTCTATTATGATCAATAATACATACACCACTCACATATAAATGGCTACTGGACATAACGATTTACCTAGACAGCGGATATCAAGAGCTAAGAAGAACAAGTCTTGGGGTAAAGCGAATATAGACGATTTAGAAAAATTAGCTGATACTGAGACATATAACGGTAGGTCTAGCAAAAGTAAAAAGCAGATCAACTACGATTTGTTTAACGGTATATTAGATCCAGAAGATTTCGAGCATGTAGTTAACCCATACGGGTTTAAGGAAGGTGAGTTTCCAGCTACGTTACAACATTATGATATTATATCTCCTAAGATTAACTTATTATTAGGAGAAGAAGTACGTAGACCTTTTAACTTCAGAGCAGTATCTGTGAATGAAGATGCTATTTCTGAGATGGAGATTGGTGAGAAGAAAGCTATTACAGCAGCTTATACTGAATACATTAAGAGTATAGTAGAAGGAGCTGATCCTGCGGAAGCAGAAGCTAAGATAAAAGGAATAGACAAATACTTAAAATACTCTTTCTCAGACGTAAGAGAGCGTACTAGTAATCATATACTGAAGTACTTAATGAGGGAGGAGTCTCTAGAATATAAGTTTAACGCAGGCTTCAAGGATGCTTTAATAGCAGGAGAAGAAATCTACTGGACAGGTATTGTATCAGGGGAACCTAAGTGTAGATTATGTAATCCATTAGATATTACTATCATTAGTGATCCAGATAGCGACTTTGTTGAGGACGCTATTGCTATTATGGAAGAGAGATGGCTTACATTACCTACTATCATTGACGAGTACCATACATCCCCTGATTTTACTGACAAGATAGCTAAACAATTAGAAGATGATTCTAATGGTGGCAGTAGTGGATTCGGTACTGACGCTCCGGCTCAGTCAGAGATCAGTATCATTATCAAAGAAGATGACTCTAGCAACTATAAGAAGAAGCTTAAAGATAGGTCACACGATACAGATGGCACTATAAGAGTACTTAGATGTGAGTGGAAGTCCCAACGTAAGGTTGGGTTTTTATACTTAGAAGAGTATGGACAAGAGGTAGTTGAGTTGGTTGACGAGAAGTTTGAGATTCCAGAGGAAGCTACTAAGGATGAGGATGGTTACTACCACTTCAGCGAAATGAGATTAAAATGGTTCTGGATCAGTGAGTACTGGGAAGGAACTAAGATTGGTGATGATGTGTATTTAGACATACAACCTAAGCAGAACCAAAGAAGAGACATGGATAACCCGTCTATTTGTAAGAGTGGATATGTAGGTCTTATATATAATGCGCGTAACAGCGAATCTATATCATTTATTGATAGAGCTAAGCCTTACCAGTACTTAAACAATGTATCTCACTACAGATTAGAGTTAGGTATGGCTAAGGATAAAGGTAAGGTGGCTGTAATGGATGTTGCACAGATTCCAGGTAGTGAAGGATGGGATACAGATAAGTGGATGTACTACTTAGACGCAATGGGAGTTATGTTTATTAACTCAGCAGAGGAAGGTAAGAGAGGGCAAACGTCTAACTTTAACCAATTCCAATCTATTGATTTATCTACACAGACTTACATACAGACTCACATAGGTATTATAGAGAGCATCGAGCAAAAGCTAGGCGAACTTTCTGGGGTATCTAGACAAAGGATGGGTCAAGTACAGACAAGCGAATTAGTTGGTAACGTAGAGAGATCTATCTCTCAATCAAGTGCTATTACTGAGGTATGGTTCTACCAACACAACGAGGTTAAACGTAGAGTATTAGAGGCTATGTTAGATACAGCACGTATCGCATGGAGAAAAGGAAAGAAGATCAACTTCATTACAGATGACTTATCTAGACATATGTTAACTGTAGGAGATGAGTTCTCTAATACTCAACATGGAGTGTTTATTGGTAACACATCTAAAGATAATAAGAACTTAGCAGAAGCTAAATCTTTACTTCAGGCTGCAATGCAAGGAGATAAGGTTAAGTTCTCTGAAGCAGTAACTGTACTTAACTCTGATTCATTAGTTGATATCAGGAAAGCATTAGAGACAGGTGAGGAAGCTAAGGAACAAAGAGAAACAGCAGCGCAACAATCAGCACAGAAATCTCAAGAGTCTATGGCAGCACAAGCAATGGAACAAAGACAGATGGATATGCAGCAAGAGGATATGTTAAACAAGCGTGACAACGACACTAAGCTACAGATAGCGTTCAAGGATGAACAAGGTACTGAAGCGGTAGATAACTCGTTAGATCACAGTAAGCTTGATTTAGAAAGACAAAAGCATTTTGACGATATGAGGCTTAAGGAAAGAATCAGAGAAGACAACAGAAGTAAGACTGTTTCTGAACTAGGTCTCAAGAAAGAGGAAATAGCAGTAAAACGTACTGCAGCTAATAATAAACCGAGTCCAACTAAAAGCAAGTAAAGCTATAGGTAAGGGCTTATTTTATCAGATAAGTTAGGTCGAGCTAACATATTACTTTTTAATTAACTAATTTTGTACTATGAGTAACACAGGGGGATTAGACATCACATCAGACGATGGAATCGACATGAACAACCTCGGAGGAGGTGTAAGCGAGGTGAACGTTTCAGCAGATGCTGGAGATGTTATTGATCCAAGAACAATGGCAGGAGATGCAGCGGAAGCAGCAGCCGACAATTTTGAACTGGAAAACGAGGAACCAGAAGAAGAGAAAGCTCCATTAGAAATTATCGATGAGACTAAGAATCCTGTAAAGGAGGAAGAAGTTATCGAAGAGAAAACAGAAGACGAGGCTCCTAAAGAGGAACCGGTAGTCGAAGAAGCTGTAAAAGCTGACACTGAAGACGAATCAGAATACGAAACGTTTAAAGTATTAGGTAAGCACTTCTCTGATGAAGGTATCTTAGAGGGATTCGAAGAGGAAATGGAGAATACTCCAGAAGCTTTTCAGTCGATGGTAACCAAAACGGTAGAAAAAGGTATTGAAGATTACAAGGGTAGCTTCAAGCATCCTATGGCGAAACAATTCCTAGACTACTTAGAAGACGGGGGAGACCCTGGCACTTTTGTTAATGCGGTTTCAGGACCGGACTATAGCACGATGACTGCTGAATCGATAGATGGTGATACCACTACTCAGAAGCAAGTGTTAAGGGACCAACTGACTACTGCAGGAGAAACTGCCGAAGATATAGAAGAGTTGATTACTGCTTTTGAAGATAGTGGTCAGCTTAGTAAGAGGTCTGGGATTGCATTGAAGAAGTTGCAGAAAACACGGGATGATAGGATTAATCAAACTGCAGTTACTCAACGCGAAGCAAGACAAGCACAGATAGAGAACAACCAGAAGATCTTAAGTGATCTGAAGGATACGATTAATAACTCTGAAGAGATTGGAGGCTTCCCGATGACTAAGAAGATCAAAAATGATTTTTATAAGTATATTACGGAGGTTGACTCTAAAACAGGTAAGACAGGTTTATCAACCGACTCATCTGATCCAAAGAACCAATTGTTGATGTCTTATCTTTACTTTAATAAGTTTGATACTAACAAGCTTGATAAGAAGAGTGAGACAAAGGCAGCCAAGT